CTGCTCGACACTGAATTCAATCGCATGATGAACTGGGACGTCCTTATCCGAGATGTTTTCCGCGCCCAGTTCGAGTGGATGAACCATAGTGGCTGTTCGTGGACCCTCATCAAGAACTCGCTTATGTCTCTAGCCATCCTTCCAGAGGTCTACCGCTTCCCGCGCAGCAAGCGCTTTAAGGCCATTTTTGTGGGCGACGACACCGAGTTCGCCATCGAAGACAAGACCGACAGCGGCTGGATTGAAAAATCACTCAGTATGGCCGAATGGACCTTGGGCATCCGTATTAAGAAGGAACCGCAGCTCGTGCCAACCATATGCAAACATTTCATCACGAACAAGGGCGTCTTCCCTGACATTCTAAAGATGGCCATGAGTGCGTCAATGCGACCATACCGTGACGCTGATGACCTGGCAGAATACCAAACCAGCATAAAACGCGACGCCCTCGATCACTTCCCGAATGAAGAGAGCTTGAAAACAGCTGCAGCGGCATCCGCTTGCGCCCACCCCGCCCTCGATTTGACTGACATCAGAAAGGCCTTCGGATTTCTCAAGGACTTTTCGACCTGGAGCTGGGAAAAATTCGTGAATGAGAGTGACGAGCTACAAATTGAGAGCAAGAGAGTGATCACGCCTAGCGAGATGGCTTCTGAGCTGGCGCGCCAGTGGGACGCCGCCCAAGGCACAGATTTCGAGAAAAATCCCTTACTGTTACAACCAAAGACGAAATTCTCCCCGACCGACCCCCTTTCGGACATCTACCGACGTGCCTTGCAACTCCATCATGGCGGCCATAAAAGTGCATTGGAGCAGGATGATGGTGGAAGACCCACTGTCGAGCAACCCGAGAGCCCAATGCCACCTCCCTCCCATGGACAACCACCGATTGCCGGGTACACAGGTCGAGCCCGAGCTCCAGAACCTAGCGGCCAGCATCCTCAACACTTGGCTACAATTCAACAACAATTGGAGCTTCAACTTCGCCAACGAGCCTGGGACGAATGGCGGCCACGTCGTGGTAGGGACCATGCGCGTGGGCCAACATGTGGCCTTCAGTGCAACCATGAGAGCCAACCAGATCAAGGTGGCGCAGTCTTGGCTCCGTTGGCAGGCCGTCAACGCCCTGATTTGGATCAACACGGAGATGAAGCGGCCGCAGCAATCGCGCTTGGTGAGCCTGTCTTTGTCCTCGGTGGAGTCCCAGACACTGGCCCCGGTCCCAGAGCAGCAGTCTTCGGTGAACTCAACCGCCTCTATGCCCCCGGAATCCCCGCCCCCGCTGGAGAAGAAGACCCCGAGCTCCTCGAGCGACTCCGACGACTCAGATACGGAGCTGACGATGCCCCAGCTCCAGCAATGCGCATCGAAGCCGAGGATCAAAGACAACGGGCGGAAGAACGCCCTCCTCGAGTCGCCAGATTGCGCTTGCCCCCCAACATTGGGCCTCCTGCACGTGCGGTGCGCCGCGTGCCGCGAGGTACTCAACCGCTGGTTCGCAATGATCCGGCGCGCGGACGACGAGCGATTCGTGGAGGTGATCAAATCCCTCCGCGGCATCTTTGGCGTGGACGAATGGGACAAGCGCATCTTGTGCCCCGCCACGCAAACCCTCGCGCGATCGTAAACGAGGGACCCCCACTCGACCGCCGTTTACGGCGATGAAAATGCGGCCACAGGTATCTCCCTAGCTCAGAGTCGCGTCTGAGCCCACCCACCGCCTTCGGGCTGGCATAGGGCACCCTATTTGAGGTGACCCATCCGTTCATATTCACATAATCGCATTTGAATTTCACATCTTCATAGTACATGAAGCACCCTTTCCCTTAGAGCCTCACGTGGCCCAGGTTGGTGCAGTAGTGTACGTACGCCTGTAGTAGGCGTTCCAAATTTGACCATCCGGCAACTACCACATTTCTTTATCTTTCTGCGCTTCGTGCGCTCACATCTATATCCCAGGGCAGTTCATGTCCTAGACTTCGGTCTAAAATGGTAAAGCCGAC